CAGGATCAGTCACATCATCAAAAGCGTATGTTTTGACGATGCGGCCATACTGTGATATTGCTCTGGCATTTTCGATGGTGTCCTTGCCACCGTTCACGCTTTCAATGGTTACGGTGGTGCCGTCCTCCAGCATGCCGCCAATGGGCAGCAACACGGTGCAAACTTCCTCCGCAGCCGTCTGGTTATCCAGGTCAACCAGATTCACGCCAAATTCAACGACCTGCCCTTCGTCCGCTTCATAAGCGGCCACAAAATCCAGATAATGCACGCCGTTTTCGTACCGGGCGAACAGATAGCCTTCATAGGGTTCCAGCACTGCCCGGATGGCAGAAAGTGAATCGGCATAGCCATAACTTTCAAGGGGGATCACAGTATCATCTGTCAGGGCAGAGAAATCCCCCAAGGTGAACCGCTTGTATTCCTCCACCTGTTCATTGTGAATGGCAACAACCCGTTCAACGAACGCCCTGGTTGTGCCTTCAAAGGTGAAAGGTCTAACTACACTATCCAGCAGGAAGGAAAGCTCCCCTTCGCAGTACACTTCCCGCTGGTTAAAAGCATCTGTCTTTTCTTCCAGCACCCTGCCCCGGAAGATCTCCTTGCCATCCCATTCCATGGTGACAATGCTCTTCAACTTGTGAATGCTGCCATGGGCTGCATGACCGGGCGGGATGATGAAGGACAGGGAACCGGGTGTGTCGATCTCAAGTTGCAAGGAAATGGACAGAAGCTGCTGTTCCGGCTCATTCAAAAGGGCAGGAGAATAAACCTCCTGCCCGTCTACCTTGATTGTATACACTCACAGCACCTTCCTTCCGTCAATGCGGGAAGTCTTGTACGGTGCCACCTTGGCCTTGATGGTCATTTCTGCGACAGTCTGACCGGGGTTCCATTTGCTGATTTCTGCCCGACCAGTCCAGAAATAATTCGGGTCATGATCCAGCGTGATTTCCATCAACTGACCTTGCAGATAGTTCAATACATCCGAATACACCTGTTCCCACTCTTCACGGTTTCCAATGACGGTGAATTCGCAGGTAATGTCACGCATTTCATACATCACCTGACCAGTCAACTTTGTGCTGATGTCCAGACTGCCATGTGCGCCAAGCACATCCACCAGTTTGGTTTTAGGCTTCGGGGGACTGACCACAGGGTGTCCACTCAGGATCAAGCCCCAGTCATGATATGTATGCTTGCTGCCAAACGTTACGCCATTCATCATGTGTTAGCCCCTCCTTCCCTTTCGTGCTGTCATCGTGCCAAGCTGTGCATCCATGCGGGGAGCCATCTGCCCCACCAGTACGCCAGTATCAAGCACAACAGTCTGGCCACCTGCTGTGTTTGCCACAAGCTGCCGGGTCAACGCAATCAGACTATTAACGGCTGTTTCAAGTCTGCTGATATCAGCGCCACGGTCACGGCCACTTCTGTGTGCATCTGCTTCGTGTCGTGGAAGAACCATTTCGCCCATATGCAGCTTTGCAATGTGACCATCCCTCGGAACATAGCGCAGACCTGATGCGTTCGTGCTGTCCGGTTTGAACAACCAATCAACAAGCGCTCCGAAGTCATAGTTGCTGTCAGAATTGGTAGTAAAAGTCTTCATGTTCTGTTCAGCCAGCGCACCAGCCTCCGCACTCCCGGTCTGCTGGACAACGGCATTCCCAACATCATCCACAGCGTTTGAAAAGGCGTTGCTGTATCCAGCGTAATTTTCTTGCACTTGTACGGTTATTCCAAGCACAAGTCTGAGGTTTTTCTTTACATTTTCCCACCATGACATGATGTCGTTGATAACAGTTTCAGGATCGGGGAGCTGGGGATCAAGAAACCATTCGCAAATGTCAACAAGCTTTTGATAAACACCATCCCACCAAGCCTGTGCTGCGGCTACATCTTCATCCGTCCATTCGGCAAAGCCAAGATATTTCATCGTCCACGAACAGATGCTGCCAATCTTTTCTGATGTGGTTGTCCACCATGCAGAAACGTTTGTTTTGAAGGTTTCCCAGTCCGGCAGTTCAATATCAAACGTAAGTTTGAACCAGTCTTGGATTACAGGCCATACATAACTTTCCATGCCAGAATCAATTAACCGTCCAGCGCTCGCAATTGCTACCTTCAGGTTTTTGCCGATTTTCGGAAGTACCTTGCCGATGTTGCTCACCACATCTTGGGTAGCACCGAAAAACGAATCTACAAGCGGTTCAATGTTTTCATCCCCGGCCATGCCTGTCATTAGGTTACTCCACGATGCTTTCCACATATTGAAGCTGCCTTCAATGGTGTCAGATGCTTCATTTGCTGTGGTTCCCGTGATTTCCATTTCACCCTGAACAACATGGATTGCTTCAATGATCTTGGCGAAGGATACTTCATCAATGTTCTTTGCTGTGGCCTTGAAGGTTTTCCCCATTACACCACTGTCATTGATAAGCCTTGCCATTTCTTCCTTCGTGCCGCCATACCCTAATTTTAGGTTGTCGAGCATGGTATAGTTGTCTTTTGCAAAGCCTTGATAGGCATTCTGGATCATAGAAATATCCGTGCCAAACGTGTTAGCATTGTCGGCCATGTCCTTAATGGCCATGTCGGACAATTCAGCCGCTGCTGCCGTATCCTTACCAAGGTCGCTGATAAGGCTTGCTGAAAAACTGGTCACCGTTTGCATATATTCATTTGCAGAAAGCCCAGCCGTTTTGAAAGCTTTTTGTGCGTTTTCCATTACGGTTTTTGCTGCATCATCACCGAACAGTTTTTTCACGCCGCCTTGCAGTTGTTCGTATTCCGCATATGCGCCGATGGAGCTTTTCAGCAAAGCAGCAGCGGCAGCGGCTCCGGCTGCACTAATAGCCATCATTCCTTTAGCAACAAACTTGCCACAGGACAATGCTCCCTTGCCAATGTTGGTGAAGGTTTGTGACATTTTTGAATGCAAGCCCTTGGCCTTCCTGCCTGTTTCGTCTATGTTCTTGTTTGCGTCCTTGTTGTCGATGGCGATAACGCCAAGCAGTTCAAAGACCTTATTCATTCCGGGATCACCTTCTTTCATGCATTTTTACCATTTGGTACATTGGACAAATGGTGTGGTGCTTTTATACTGCTGTAGAAGGGAGTGTGTACTATGAAAAAAATCGTAGCTTTTTTCGTTTGTTTGCTTCTGTTGTTCTCCGTTGCTTTTGCTGCCGAACCTGAAACTGAAACGGTTGCCCAGATGACCTATATCGCCAAAATGCCGGATGTAATCCGGGAAGGGAAATACACTGGCGAAGTGAAAGATGGTGTTCCGCACGGCTTCGGCATTTTTGAAACAACGAATTCTGCTGGTGTAAACTGGCATTACATCGGTGAATGGGTAAACGGCAACATGACAGGCCAAGGTGGCCAATATTGGGACAATGGGCAATGCACTGTTGGCACATACGAAAACGGCAATATGCGTTGTGGCCATATTTGGCATAGTGACGGAACACATTTTTGGTATGACCGTACACCGAACGACCACGGCTGCATTAGTTGCATTGCATACCGTTCTGATGGAAGTGTGCTGTTTGATGGATGCATAGACGCAAACACCCAGCAGTATCACCAAGGGACTGTTTACACAAAAGACGGGGAAGTTTTCTTCAGCGGCGAACTGGGCGAAGGCTTCAACTGGAATTTGGTTTATGTTGATTAAATGCAAAGGGGGGGCGGCTTTGTGCCGTCCCCTTTGCGTTACCTCACATTTCCCCGTTGTGCATATACCAGCCTATCAGCAAGCCCGGTATCCATCGCCGGAAGCAACTGCCCAACCAAAGCATTCCCGTCCAGCGTGATATCGTGCGGGATGATCCTGCGCAGAAAGTCCATCATCAGTTTATTTTGTTCGATGATGATTCTGCCAAGGTTGCCATTTTCGGTTTTGACAGCAACCGTGACATATTCCATTAACTTTGATACGGGCGAAACAACCTCTGCTCCAGCTTCGCCTACACCCTGAAGGCCTGCCCTTGTGTTGAAGATTGTCGGCTTGTTGAAGATAACGCCGTCAGCATTCCATTTGACCTTGAACGATGGCAAACTGCCCTTTCCGGCAATGCCAAAAGGAGCCTTGCCGCCGCTGACGGAAATTTTCGGTATCTTCAGATTGGAAAAAATCTTTCCTATCTTCAGCGGAAACAGCCCTTTGATTTTGTTGATAGCCTTTTTGACAGACTGCCATGCACCGTCAATCTTGTCTGAAATGCTTTTCTTGATATCTCCGAACCACTTTCCCACATTGGATACAACGCCTTTTAGGTCATTGAACTTGCTCTTGATCCACTTGACCGCAGATGCACAGGAAGATTTGATTTTGTCCCAAAGTTTGATCCAGAAGTTGCGGAATCCCTCGTTGTTTTTCCATAGCGTTATAAACGCCGCTACAAGGCCGATAACAAGGCTTACAATCAAACCGATAATATTAGCCTTCATGGCTGCGTTGAGCAGCAAAACAGCCGTTCTAACGCCCATCAAAGCCGCCTTTGCTTTGCTCATGATGGATGACCATTTCAAGATCAGGACGAAGGAAGCTACAGAGACTGTAGCGCCGACAATGGCTGCTTCCCACTTATCAACCGTATCTTTGTTATCTTTCAGCCACTTCTTTGCATCCCTTATTTTCTGGATGAAGGATTCCAGCTTTGGCACGGCAGCAGAAACCATATCAGCCACTTTTCCCTTGATTAAGGTTAAGATAGGTTCGCCAACCCGGCCAAGTTCGGAAAAAGCATCCGTAAGCCGTTCCTGTGCTTTCCGGGCTTCGATAACATCTTTGTTGGTTTCTTGGTATTGGGTAGCTGCTTTGCCGTATGTGTCCTTCAGGGTTTTCATGATCAGGTCTTGCCGTTCTTCAGCAGTCGTACACTTTTCCAACTGCCCGTTGAAGTCCTCAACCGTGATCCCTGACCATTCCAATGCATCGGCAAGGGAGCCTTGCACTTCGCCAAGCTGACTTGTGTGTAAAATTCCCTCATACATCCCCTCCAAGGGGAGCGATTGACCGAAACGGGCAAAAATGCCTGTGCCGATGTCCGTTAGTTCGTTCATTTCCTTTTCGTTGTCGGCAATCATGGCAATGTGTTGCGCCGCTTCTACAGCCTGTTCGGTATCGCCCAATACAGCATTCAATTCAGAATATGTGTTTTTTGCTTCGGTTGAGGAATGCCCGGATGCTTGAAAGGCACTGTCCAGCAGCCCCATTTGCGCCCGGTATTCCCGGCTTCCTTCGATGGCAGCAAGCCAAGCACCGCCCAGCGCAACGCCAGCACCTACAAGCGCCTTGCCTATGCCCAGGGCAACGGTGCCAATCTTATTGACAGCCGTTTCTATTTCCTGATGTGTTTTCCCTGTCTTTTGTGACAGGCTATCCAATGCCCGGTTTGCTTGCGTGGTGTCAATCGCAATCGAACCAAGGAGCTTGAACAACTCCATATACCATCACCTTCCTGGGTGAAGGCCTATCATTCCTTTTTGAATAGCCCGTCCATGATGGACTGCACATCCTTGTCCGTCATATCGGCATCACTGCCACGCCTGCGGGTGGTGCTTTCAGGCTTCATGACGGTCTTTTTCCAATCGCTGAAGGACTTGTCTGAATAGCTGTGAACATAGGCAACCCACAGCATCCATTCCTGTTCCTTTTCAGCTTCCTGCTTCTTTCGCTCATACTCCGCTTCAAAAAAGCCTTGCACGAACTTGCCAAATCGCCGTTGCTTGATATACCTATCCACCAGATCCATGGGATTGCTGTATCTGGAATACAGCAAGTCACAGAACCTGATGTCACCTATTTGAGCGATTAGGCTTGCTCCACGAAAAAATCCTTTTCAGCGTTGAAGATGTCCCAGATCATGCGGGGCACAGCCAGCAGGCCCAGGGCAACGATTTCATCCTTGGAAAGACCGGAAGCATCAGAAAGGAAGGCGTACACTTCCTCCTTCACAGTGCCAAGGTTCTGGATGATGGCTTTGACCATGCGAACGGCTACCACGCCGCCCACTTCAGATACATCCTTGTCACCAGTGGCAATATCCATAAACATGGGTGCAAGGTCATCAGGCAGTACCTTGCCAACGATGTCAAGCACAGGCCACAGGTCTTCACCGTTCAGTTTGCGCAGGGTATAGGGTGTGTTTTCGGACATTTTGTTTTCCTCCTTATCGCTCATAGGTTATTGATTACGCCGCCGCTTCTTCAGCGTTGACAGGCTCCCAGCCTTCAGCCTTGCGAATGAAGATGGCATAAGGCAGGGTGGTAGTGCCATGTTCAATGTCGGAATGGCATTCAAACGTGCCTTTGAACACGGAATTGGTCTTGTTCTTGTGTTCGGAAACATGGCCGGAAGTGCAAAGCGCCTTCTTGAAGATGACGATGAATTCACGACCATCCAGAAGATGACCCCAGAAGCCAAAACCTTCGTAGAAATGGCCTTTGCGCAGGTGGTCATCGGAAGTAATGACATCGAATTCACTGTCAGTGGAATCGGCAAGTTTGCCGATAACCTGATTCTTCACAAACTTGGCTTTCAGTTCCAGAAAGGATGCTTCAATCTGGGCGGTTTCGCCCACTTTCTGCTTCAGTTCTGCCACGGGAACAAGCGCACCATCAGCCGGAATGTCGAAAAATTCAGGCGTGATGGTCACCGTACCGCCTTCCTGAGTTGCGCCAATGATTGCAGCCTTTACCGCTTCTTCAGTAGGTGCAATCTTTTCGTCATAGGTAACACCTTCGAAATACACACCAGCGCCAAAGGGAATCTGCGAAGGAGTACCCTGCGTAATACCGCTCTGGATCATGTTATTTCACCTTCCATTCTTGAATTTTTAGGTTTATCTTGATACTTTTAAGCTCCATGTCCCCGGTGGGAACAGTGCTTGTGCTGTCATAAAAAACAGCAATCCCGTTCCCATTGGGGAGGATTGCCGTTTTCATTGCAGCGTTTTCGATTTTTGCCTTGGCTTGCTCAAGCAATAGCCATTCTTTACGGGTAAAGCCCCGCAGGATGAAGGTGGTGGGCTGTAGTCCGCTTTCTTCCTTCGTCAAGCTGGGTTCTTCGATGTAGTCCCCGACAAAATAGTAATCCGGCAGGGGATTGTCCTTGTCATTCCATCGCATGAATGCATAAGGAATGCCCAAGCCCTGCATCAATTGATCAATATAAGCAAATGCTGCTTCGCTCATTCTCCCATTCCTTTCATGCGTGTTTCAAGGTCTGCAACAGCCTTGGGTTTGTTGACAGTAAAGGCAGTTTCCAGCGTTTTTGCAGGTTCACGACCATTGGTGGCGTGAAGCGTTGGATCTTCCGCAGCAATGGCTTTTGCTTCGGCTTCCGTGAGGATTTCGCCGCCGTTTCCCTTATAACCGTCTTTATACACCCACCAGCCCGGTCTGCCTTGCTTGCCACCGTTCTTGGCTGTATCGGCATATTCACCTGTGCCAAACTCTTCCCAAAAGGCTTGTTCCAGACGGCTACCAATCATAGCTTCGCCTTTGGCATCATCAACAACAGCTCTGTAGTCTTTACGAAGGGCAATGCCTGCTTCGCCGTCAAGTTTTGTGTTGGCTTTAGCATGGGAAGCAATGGTGTTCGCCCAGTCGTACAGCCATTCAAGCGTTGTATCGTTGATGGCTGCTTTTACCTGAATGCTGTTGTCTATGAACTTCACATCAGCCATATCACTGACCCCCGGTGAACTTCAGATAGATTTCCAACTGTGCATTCATGCCCATTGGATTATCAATCAGCGTTACATCATAGCGCCCACCGTCAATGATTGCCCTGCTGTTTTCTGCCTTGATTCGGGCATCAAGCGGAACATAGTCAGCCACAAACACATGGGTGCTTTCTTGAATCTTTGCATTGTAGGTTGTATAGCCAGAACTGCCGGAAGAAAGGTCAAGCCATCCCTTGATGGTCTGCACATCGACCCAAGACTGCACCTGTTCGCCAATGCTGTTTTTGGTTGTATCGCTGATCTGGAATGTCAGTTTTGTGTTGCCGCCAATTCCCTTCATACGCTCAACCCCTGTCCGAATCTCGCACGATGATAGGGCTTCAGAAAGCCCATCAACACTGCGGGATAGCCTGCAATGGTGTTCGCTGCCGTTTGGTCTGTATATGTCACAGAATGCCGGGAAATGGTTTCAGATGCCACGCCCACCTTATCACGGTTGCCCAATTCCCATTTAATCAGGTTCACCACACCCAACTTCACATCGGCAGGATAGGCGATTGAATCGCCCACCCTGTACCGACTGAAGTTGTTGTTGGTGTACCCGTGTATCATGTTTTCCATTGCTTCAAGCCAAACGGCAAGAACAGCGTCTTTTTCATCTGTTTCAACGAACGTTCGCAGTTCTTCAACGGTCATGATCATTGGGTATCAACCCCTTACGCCTTGGTCTTCAGAATGACAACCTTGGATTCGTTGGTCAGTGCAGGCATACCGAAGGCAGTGCAGATAACCTTGTCACCCACGCCCTCTTCACGCTTATGCTCAACCAGATTGCCACGCTTCAGGAAGTAAGTGATGGCAGGCAGGTCATCTTCGGTTTCGGCATCGTTGTTCAGCTTGATGATGGGATTCAGGTAAACGCCCTCTTCCAGCTTCACCTTGTTGGATACCACCACATCACAGCCAGCAATGCGACCAATGGAGCCGTTCATCATTACGCCGGGGCCGAACTTGTCAGCGGACAGGAATTCTGCGTCCTTGCGAAGCTGGGTCTTCTGCTTAGAGTGGATCAGAATGACCTTCTTGCTGTCCTCTTCCTCACCGAACATATCCACGCCATCCACGATAGCGGAATACTTGATGGTAGCGGAAGAAGCATCCACAATGTTCTTAGATTCGTACAGCACGGCAACACGGTCATTGTCCAGCTTTTCGGAAATGGACATAGCAATCTGGTTGGTTGCAGTACCCATAGGATTGCCGTAGCCAGAAAGCTGTGCTTCGTCAGTCAGCATAACGCCCTTACCAATCTTCTTGATGCCATACTGAGCAGTGGTGAAAGCCATCTTGGTGGTATCAATGGGCTGGCCTTCCTCCAGATCCACGGCTTCACCAATGTAGCCCCAACGGGGAACGGTTACAGTGGAGCCGGGAACACCCTGAAGGGTGCTGTCCACCTTGATATAGCCAGTCATTACAGCCTTCTTCTGCACCTTTGCATTGATCATGTCGGAAACAACCTGCGGGTCAAAAACATCACCGTTTACAAGGGTGGTTACGTTAGTAAGTTCTGCCATAGTTCATTCATCCTTTCATCATTTGGTCATAAAGTTCCGGGTTTTCCTGTCGAAGTTGCACCCGGCTGTTGTAGCCCATCTTGTTGAAGTCCTCCCTTGTTACCGTTGCGGCGGGGGGATCTTCCTTTTCCAGCTTGTGTTCCTGATACTGCTTCTTGCTGCCGCTGGAGAACTGTGCAGGAAGCTGTGTCTTCAGGGCGGCAATCTTGTCATCCATATCCCTGATCTTGCCGTCTTCGCCACGCTGAAGCTCACCCTTTGCCTTCAGCTTGTACATGACATAATCAATGTCATCGGGCTTTACGCCAGCAGAAAGAAGCTCAACATGTACATCAGCATCAATCTGCGCCTGTTCAAGCTGCTGCTGTAGGGTGGCAATCTGGGTTTCGTAGTCTGCAATCTTCTGCTGCGCTTCTTCCTGCCCCTTGGTGGACTTTTTCAGCGCTTCAATGGTCTTGTTCGCTTCGCCAAGCTGCGTGGTTGCCGTTTCATGGGCAGCTTTCAGCTTGCCATAGCGGGTGTCCATGTTCTCTTCACTTGTCGTGAAGATTTTGTTTTCCTTCATGGCATTGGAAAAAGCCGTGGTTTGTTCTTCAGAAGCGTTAAAAATCTGTTGCAGCAGTTCGATCAAAGTCATATCGTTCCATCCTTTCCTTACGCTTTTTACATGGTTGCATCATGTGATTGGAGGAAGTTTTACGTCTTTCCCGGACGAAATATAAAAAGCGCCTGATTTCTCAAGCGCTTTTAAGCGAGAATCTTTGCCCATGTTTTCTTTCCGGCAACACCATCGGCTTCAAGTCCTTTTGCCGTTTGGTATTCCTTCAGGGCTTTTAGGGTGTTTTTGCCGAAGATACCGTCAACTGTGCCAGCATCAAAGCCGTTAAGGTTCAACAGCCATTGCAGCACCTTTACCTGTGTTCCTTTGCTTCCGTTGCGCAGGGTGGTCATGTCGATCACCTCCGCTGTGGTTGCTGGTTTTTGGACTTCTAACGGGGTTTCCTGCGGTTCTTTCGGTGGGGTGGTACTGTTGACCATCTCCCCCGTCAAAACGCCGGGAAGCACCGCCCAGTGCGTCCAAGAGCGATTCTTTACAAGCGTTTTGACAACGCCTGCTTTCGCTTCTTTGGCTTCGACTGCCAAGCCACCACCGATATAAACCCCAGTATGTGTCATCCTGCCGCTTGCATTAGCATGGTAGAGGATCACGCCGGGTACATCCGGCAGGGTATCAATCGTGCCACGTTGTTCCCATGCGGTCTTCGTCCATTGGCTGTTAGCACCAGATACAAGAGCCTGACCGCCTGCCTTGCAAGCGTAACGGGTAAGCTGTGCGCAGTCATAGGCTTGTTTTCCGTTCCATCTGCATCCGTCACAGGTGGATTGTCTGCCACTCAGTACAAGACAGTTTTTATAGGTGTTGTCCTTTTGGTCTGGATAATCCCCCGCACGTTCCCGCCGAAAGGCGGGAGTGCAGAGCCTTTCACCATAGCCCCCGTAGATGTAAGCACAGCCAAGTTTGCTGATAGCATAGTCGGCAATGGCTTGTCCTTTAGATGTCATCGGGATCATCGCCTTCAAAGTCATCGTAATCAATGGCATCGTAAACGATGGGGTCAATAACGGAAGCCGCCTTGGCATCCACAAGGCCTTCTGCAATGATATAAGCCAGCGCACCAGCGCCAGCCATAATCAGTGCAACCACCTGCGTTACAGTGTCCTCCGCAAGACCAAAGGCCACCAGCAGCATGCCCACGAATTCAGATACAGCCACCCACAGCTTTCGGGAAGTAAGTTTTGCCTTCCAATCGATCATAGTTCCATTTCTCCTTTCGTTTTTGGGTAAAATAAAAGCAACTGTTTCCAAAATGGAACAAGTTGCTTGTTATGTTGTTTGTTATGTTGTTGTGTTTTGTCTTGTGTTACCGCTGCAATGGTATCGCCCCTTTCACATTATCGTTTCATCAGGTCATCAATCGTCTGGGTCGGATAAAACTGGCGATCCACGTTGATTGTAGGCATTTCCCTGCCTGCCACATCGATGGTAATGCGCAGAGCGATTGGATATTTAAAATCGCCATAGATTTTTTCCGCATCGTCAATGATTGTTTGCCCACAGTCCTTGATTTGCTGTATACGGGCTTCCCTGCTTGTGATACTCAAACGGAATCACCCCCTTTCAAGGCATAGAAAAAGCACCATGCGGGTGCAGGGTGCTTGTTTACTCATAAGGCGGTATATCTTCTTCTTCGCATGGGGTGTACGATTCGATGTCTCCTGTTTTGTAGAACACAAAATGCATCCCGCCCCACGGGTCAAACATGATGGTTTTGATTGTGTCCCAACCTTCATCGTCTTCATCGTATACGATGCATTGAGGTCTGCCATATACTATTTCTCCAGAAACAAGGACAAGTCTGACGAAACCTGTTTCTTCTTGCAGTCTGTCCAGTATATCAATCTTGGGGTTCACGTACTCCACCACCTTCTGGCAATTCCTTCACCGGGATAATGTGAATATTCCCATCACCTATTGCGTAGCTGATTTGTGCGCACTTTGTTGCCACATACTTGCCTTGCGACTTGCTGTAATAGTAGCCAATCACTTCATCGCAGGTTACAAACTCACGATACCCTCTGCCTGTGACTTGTACATCGCCTTTCAGTTTTGAAACAACAAGCCTTTTCAGATCATTGTTGTTCAAATCTTCCCTTATGTACGATGGATAATCGCCACGGACTGCCAGCTTCACGGAATACTCCACAAACTGTTTTGTATCCTTTTTGTGTCTGGCCTGCTTTTGATGGCTTATGATGGTTCTGATCTTACCAGCTTCAAACGCTTGCTTGAACTCGGCTTTCTTCCTACTAATTATACCATCATCATCAAAGAAAATCAACGCTTTCCGGGTTTTTGCGGATGCTTTTTGCCCCGATGCTGCCGCTATATATTTGCTTATATAGTCGGGCAATTCATTGGATTTTGTGTGATAAGCAGCCCATGCTTCTGCCCATGCTTCCGATGGGTTTTTCAGCATATCACAGCCAGATTCTTTCGCCCAACGCAGTGCATCATTCTCAAACCCATCAGGAATTCCTCTGATGTTTGCGTATACATGACCCATCTCATGCATGGCTGTTGTTTCGCCTGTTTCGTTGAAGAACCATTTGCGCCCGTACTGCTTTTCATACCTTTCTTGCGCTGTCTTCTTTGCTGTTGTGATCTTGTCAGAAGTTTTATAACTGGAACTGATGCCAACCATATATCCGTTTGTGTCGAAATCATAGCCTTTGCCAAGGCCAAGGTGAATTCCGTTGTATGTATCAACCGTCACACCGTAATACTGCTTACTGCTTCTTGGTAATTTGCCGCCCCAGTATTGTTCAAGTGTAGCGGACGCACCAACGAATACAGGTTTCGCATCATCAGGCAGCGTTGCAAGAGCCTGATTTAACTCGTTTGCAGTTGCCAGCGGAAGTCCGCTGTAATCTGCATATTTTACGCCATGTTGTCTTGCAAATTCCTCTGCTTCTGCAATTGTTTTCGCAGGGGCAAAGAACGTTTGTTCAGTCGTATCCGCTGCCTTCAGGTACTTCTGCTTGAAATCGCCAAGGTTCTGCACCTGTGCTTTACCGTATTTTTCGGTATCTTTGATCCGCAGATTGTGGAAATCAGCATCTGCTTCCATCTGCTTCAGGATATCGTCATCCAGTGCAGCTTTGGCAATCGTTAGCATAGTGCATCGGCAGTTACAGTCAAGATGGGCTTGCCCAAAGTCATGCGGATGCATGGCTTCTTCACCATCAATTTCAAACGGTTCGTCAAGCTCCCTTGTCTGGTTGTGAAGCGCCCTGTGTGCATCTCTGGTCTTGCCATCACGAATGGCGTTCCATTGCTTCACCAGTTTAGCGCCCTTTTCCTTTGCTTGCAGGGCTGCATCATAGGAAGCCTGTTCTTGTACTCTGCCGCCTTCTGTTCGGGCAATGGTCTTTGCCCTTCGCATGGGAATGCCTGCTTGGTTGCTGATGTTTTTGGCGATATCGCTGTACATCATGCCGGAAGAAATGCCCCTTGTGATTTCCTGCTGAATGACTTTCTTCAGTTGGTTGATATCCTTGCCCATCTCTTCGTACATGGTCTTTTTCAGCCTTGTATCAAGCGTTATTGCCTTGACTGCAAGCGCCTGATTGATGGGAAGGATCACGGGCATATCCTGATGGTGAAGCGTGTATACAGTTCCAACAAAAGCATCTGTATAGCTATCGTTTAGGTACTCAGTAACCGATTCGTATTCAGTCGAATGCAGCTTGTCCAAGGAAGCCTGTACTTGCTGCTTCAACATCCGCTGATATTCCACTTGATGGATCACATGGGGCAGGTTTGCATCCTGCCGACCAAGGAGTTGGGCAACGTGAAGATTGATTTCTGTTAATGCCTTTTCGTACTGTTCTTCAATGTCTTTCAGGATTGACCTTTCAGCCTTAATTCTGGCGTTTAGGACTTCCTGTTCAGCATGGGCAAGGTCTTTCTTCACATTGCATCACCTTCACCGCCAGAAATGGGATTTGGGGCATTTACAGCCTGTTCGTACATATCCAGTTCGTCTACTGGCTGCTTGCTCTTGATGTCCTCATAATCTTCATCAAGTTCATCACAGATCATGCGCAGCAGGGAATCATCATCAATTACACCCCGCAGGTTCTGGAAAGTGGTGATATTAGCCTGCTTGCGCTGTGCATCCGTCAATTCAATCTGTGCATTATCGGCAGCATTGGTCATGATTTCACGGTCAAACGTGAAGTACACATCTTTTTGCTGATAATCGCTGTCGTTTTCATCGTTGATTTCTGCAAGGATGACCTTCAGCAGCTTCCGAAGGAACTGTTTGAGCCGGATTTCCAGCTTATTGCACTTCAGGTCAAGCAGTGCGTATCGGCTCTTGATGACCACGTTGGTGATATTGCCATCGCCAAGCTGGGCAGAATTGAACGCCATGCCGAAACGATAGATGTTCTTTTCGTCAAGCTCCAGCTTTGCCTGTCGGGCAGCATAGGGGATGTCAACGGTCTTGATTTCAATATCGCCGCCTTCACCAACGCCAATGTGCTTCTTGGCACGGAAGTTGGTAGCAAGAACATCCAGATCATCACCGTCAAAGCCCTTTACGGCAAGGTATGCTTCACTCATGTCCTGAATGTTATTACTCATTCCGCAAGCCATCAGGTCATAATCATCAATCAAATCCTTGATGGGATTCAAATCACTGGTCTGCTTGCGGTTGTTATCCAGACGGAAAAAGGGAATGAAGCCAAAGCCGTCAAAATACGGTTCCGGGTCATTCCCTTTGTTATACAAGATATGGGGTCTGGGGTTATGTTCTTGTGCATCGTCCAGATGAATCTGACCATCATCTTCCTGCACATAGAAGAAGGTCTGCTTTTCATCCCACACTTGGATACGCCGGATCTTCTTGTTGTCCTTGCCGATGCGGTCAACGTAATGATAGATGACATATTCACAGCCATCATCCGTTTCCTTGGCTTTGACTTCCACAACACCAAGACTGTCGGCACACTGAAAGCCCGTTTTGCCATCCTTGCGCTTGTAGGCATAGGCATATTCAAAGCCCTTGGCAATGCAGCCTGTCAGCACTTCGTATAGTTCAGAAGTAAAGTCCTAATTCTCATTGAAGTATTCGTCAAGCAGTGCTTGCAATTCTGGAATATCAGACTTGATAAAGCCTTCAGCGCCGGAAAGCATATACTGCACAGCCTGATCTACAATCTCCGTGAAGAAAGGATGGCTGATTTTGATATTGCTTTTGACCTTATCTTCCTGTAGCTTGCCGTTCTTATCCAAGAATAGGATCTTGTACTGCTTGATGTCGTGTTCGCCTTCATAATAGCGCTGTCCAACTCTGGCAAGCTGTTTCTTGTGGTTGCCAACATCGTTGTCGATATATGTTCTGATTGCTTCAACCGATAGCATGGTGTATTCCCTTCTTTCTGTGTTAGTACAGCCACCCGGATTTCTTTGCAATGTGTTTTTCAAGTGCATAGCGCATGGCATCCATCAAGTGGTTAAAATCATCAATAGGCACGTTCAGCTTGTTGCCGAACTTGTCTTTGTCCCATGTATAGTTGCTTATTTCGGTTATGAAGTTAACGCACCGTGGATGGATGATGATTTCCAAGTCCTGTATCCACTGGATGCCGTTCTGTATGCTGTCTTTGCCCTTGGCTGCTGCCCTTACCCGCAGCCCCAGCCCCTTCAGTTCGTCAATGGATTTCGGTTCGGCAGAATCAGCAGTAATACGTTCTTTGCCATAGCCCATATCCTGTACGGTGTCGGCAATCCTCTTATTGCTCATGCCCTTTTGGTACATCTCATCGAACACATACAAACGCTTGTTCTCTTTGTCCAAAAGCCCACAAAACAAGGTGGAAGGGTCGTTCGTATAGCCAAAGTCCATACCAAACGCAGAAACCACACCCGGCAACTGCCGAATGTGGTCAATGTCGAACGCTTCTTCCCGCCAGTTTTCGTATACAAGACCGTCCACGATACCCCAACCGCCAAGACCTGCAACGGCATAGCGCCGGGGATTACGAACACGCATATCCTCAAACATTCTAATGTCTGATTCATCCAGCCATTCGTTGCACATATAGTTTGTTGTCATGGCAAGGATATCGGGGGAAGGGGGAGCATCAAAGAAGCGTTTCTTCAGCCAATGATGTTCATTCCAAGGGTTGAAGGTAATTGTCCATTGCTTGAACAATGGTGCAGGGCATTCGCCACGGATTGATTCGTTGAGTATGTCGAAGTCAGCTTCGTTCATTACCTCGTACGCTTCTTCCAGCCAAGCCCAACAAAGCGAACCTTTTTCAACCGTTACAGAAGTAATTTTCAGAGTATCGTCAAGACCACGGAAAAGGATCTTCTGCCCTGTTTTCTTGCGTGTCATCTCCAATGGCGAAAGCGTTATGTTCCACTCATTGATAACACCAAGCCTATCCAGCGCCCATTTAAGGTCTGTAAAGCAGGAATCCTTTATGGTGCGGTATGTCTTGCGGAATACTATCAGATTGGCATCTTCATAGCCCTTTTTATTCAGCCATGTTGCATACCACAGCGCCGTTGTCTTTGATTTCTTGGAAGCACGGGAGCCTTTGCACACTCTGTAACGCCCTTTGAAGCGCCAGAATTCGTCATATCCACCGCCGACAAAAGAACGGATGCTCTTTTTAGCTGTTGTCGTTTTCGATGTCATCAACGATCACCACACCAACGTTACCTTCAACATCCACCTTTTCGGTATACAGCCCATAACGCTTGCCAAGCAGTTCCGCAGCCTTCAGTCTTTCTTTTTCGTCCGGGGCTTTCTGCATCTCTCTGGCCTGTGTCATGAAATCGCCTGTGCTTTCAATGACAACAATGCTTGACTGGGATTCACCCCGAAGGACGGAGGTAAGATACTTCAACACTTCATCCTGATCCGCAATCAAGGCTTTTTCCTTCTCAGCCATGCGGGTTTCGACGTATTCTTTCAAGTCAAGTTTCGTCAAGTTTTGTTGACCGATCTGCTTTGCGGTCTTTTCAGAATATCCGGCTCTGATCGCAGCTTGCGTTGCATTCAGGTCGATCAAGTATTCATCACAGAACCGCTGCTGTTTTGCCGTTAGCTTTGCCACAATCATCACCTTCTTTCGTTTGTTATCTCCAGCCCCCACCCTGCCGGAGGAAATCCCGCCCACTAAAAATGTGCGCACATCCATTTATAAACGTTATAGGGTAGCCGTTGCCTTTTTACGGGCAGCAGCCAAATGAACAACCGGGTTGCTTGTGCTTGCTGGCTTGAATTCCTGTGCCTGACCATAGCCGCCATATTCCAGCGCAGCAGCCGTGTTTACGAACAGCTTTTCAACCAGCTTTGCACAGCAGTTAGAAGAATCAGCCCGGTAAAAGTTGCTCTTCAGGATCATTGGCAAATGGGTATGCCCATGCAAATAAATGTCGGCATCAACAATGGAAGCCATGTCAGCAAGTCGGATAGCCTTTGCGCCTTCCTTCCTGCCGCCACCGCTGCCGTGTGTTGCATAAATGCTGTACCATTGCTTCGGGCTTTTGTCTTTGTGGTAACCTTTGCCCGTCCTTGAGCCAAAACGAAGGAATACCAGTACGCCGTCCGGGTGGTACTTGTCCTCAATGCCCAATTCACGGCACACAAAGCGCATTGTATCAATACCGTCTGTGCGGTAAATCCTCGCTTCATGGTTTCCGCTTGTTGCAGCAATGATCTTGTTTTTAATAGGCGTTAGCATCTTAACAGCAGCTTGGATCTGCTGCATGGGCGAAAGGCGTTCGCTGTAAATATCGCTTACGCTGGTTTTGGTGGCTGTATTCATAATATCGCCATTGAGGATGCAAACGCCGTGCGGATCACTTTCGACCTGCTTGATACGCTGCGCTACTACATCGGCGCAAGACCGTTCATCACCAATATGCAGGTCACTCAAGCAGTAAACATTGCAGCAATCCCATTCCTGTGGAAAATCAGCCCTTACCGAATGCATTTTGTACCCCCAATCAAACAAAACAAATAGCGCATAAGAAAAGCCCAACGGGTTTCCCCGTCAGGCTTTCGACTTTATCATTATAGCATGGAAGTTACTTCGTTTTACTTCGCACTTCTATGCGACTGATAAATATCCCAAAAGTGTTCAAGTGCGTGGCCATGAAGCTCAAACACTTTCGTTTGTTCGTAAGGCATTCTGCGCAATACGTTGTTCCAGCTTCTGCCGTTGATATAGCGTTCAGTCAGCACAAGCTTTTCCCATTCGTCCTGCATTTCCTCGATTAGCATCAGGCGAACCGTCAATGCTTCGGAAAGGTTGTTGATGGTACGTTCAAGGCGCTCTTCTGTTTCAATGCCCTTGATAACAGCGTTCGCCATGCCATCTTTCACGGAAGTGCCACTGATCCGTTCGGCTGTTATCCTGCTGGTTGTCCGTGTTGCCGTTTCTTTTATGTACTCAAGCTCATCCTTCAAGTCTTCCAAGCGCCTTTTCATTGCCGGATATGCCGCCAGATAGACCATAGCCGGATGCTTCGGCTTTCTTTGCTTTTGTTCCTTCATTGTTCGTCCTCCTTTGTAAAAATGTTTGCTACGACCTCAAATGCAACCCGTGGCGAAAAGCTGCTGAATGGGATAAAATCCCTATCCGTTTTCAAGCCAAAACAACAGTGTTGAAAAACAACCTCGCAGGCTCCCCACGAAAATTCAGGTTGTGCAGCCGTTGCTTCAAGCGTTGCCATTACCAGATGCCTTTCAAAAATCTTCTTGCCGTTCACATCCACCAGCCCGGTAAACTGCCCTACTGATTCCGGGTCAACATAATATGTGTGATGCAGTTCTTCGCTGTGGATTCCAACGTTTCCGCTTGGCCAGTGGCGCAAGTCACCGTAAATCCATTCCCCGTTGTCTACCCGTTTTCCCCGGAACAAAATTTCACGCATGGTTATTCCTCCTTCGGGTGCCCGACCCACTCATACAGGTCTTGGCGCAGCTGCTCATCGTCTGTTGCAGCAGCGTAGGTTTGCAGAGCCTTTACCGCTGCCGGGTCTTTGTCGGGCTTGAGTACAAAACAGCGGTCTTTGACAGGTGTACCGTTCGCCCGGAAGATTCTATACTTCCCATACGGCCCCTTTCCTTCCTCGGTGGAACAGCACCCTTCGTTGGCTTCCAGTTTGCCGATGAGATACGCAGCCGTGTCCCGTACCGTTTCAAACGCATCACATCTGGACGCATTTTCCGGGGAAAGCACCTTCCCGTGTGTCCAGCCTTTGCAAGCATATTCGTGGGCACAATCAGCGCAGGTTTGCAAGGGCGTTTGCTTGGGCTTTCTTGCCATTACGATTCCTCCTTCGTGTTTCCGCATGCTGCTGCGCATCGTATCTCAGATGGCACTTGGCACACATGGCTTTCAGGTTTTCGTCCGCACAATTGGCGGGATCGTGGTCAAGGTGGGCAACAGTCAGGGTGCGCCGATGGGTGTCGAACGGCTCACCGGGCTTCCGGCATTGCTTGCCGCAGACTTCGCACTTCCATCCTGCTCTGTCCTTTATGGTACGGGCTATCTCATCCCAGTTTTTCGGGTAAAGCTCACGTTGCATCGGCATGGGTGTTACCTCCATACACATGGCACCAACTTTGCGGGGGTCGTTTCATCGGAACAAGGGACGGGCAATCGTGGGTAGCATTGCTTTCGACAAAGAATTCGCTGATGCTTCGTGGTTGGTCGTAGATGCACAGATCAGAGATGCGCCAGCCATAGCCGGTCATGCCGTTCCCGATGTAATTTACGATGTCATCATACGGCACACAGGAATCGTAGATATGGGAGTAGTTGTAATTGCGGATGATTCCATTGTCCATGACTTCGATGTTGGTAATCTCCCTGCATACAAACTCACCGATAACCTTCTGATTGGCTTTCCGAATCCTCCCGTCCGTTCCATGCGTTTCAAGGAGATCCAAAGTACCGTTTCTGTTGCTCGTGCAATAGATGTAGCACTTAAAAGGGGGCTTCAGTCTGGGCTTGCTCTTGCGAATCTCAATGGTCTTTTGACCAAGCGAGATTTTTTGACACCACTCCGGGCGAATGCTGATCATCACGGCGGGCTTATTCATCGCTGCACCTCCGTATTCTCCGGGCAAACGCCCCGCCATTCGAAATTGCTTGTGAAATTGTCCACGGGGTCGCTGTGGAGGCAAGAAGAGCAGGGCGGTTCGTCCCACTGGCAATCGAAATGAGTGCAGCTTTCGCACGGGTGACTTTTTCCAAGCGCAGCCACCGCCGCATCCCTCTGGAGCACGGCAAGCGCAAACTCCGCTTTTAATTGATCGATAACCTGCAAAAGTTCCTCCAAAGTGGCGTTTTCCTTGCCACACAAGGCTTTGCTTACTTGCTGGTAACTTGCCTCAAGCTGCTTGTACCCCTTCACCAGTTCAAGCCATTCAGCAAGGGTCTTGCCGTCCAGCTCCATTCTGTCAAGCGCCTTGCGCAAGATTTCTTCGCCGTCAATGGTGATTTCGCAGACAAGTTCCTTGATTTCCCTCCTACGGTTCCATGCTTCAACTGCCTTTTCTGCGTTCTTTTCTTCGTTGTATTCGGCAAATCGGTTTGTCCTCGCTTTGCAGCGTGTGCAAAACACAATCTTGCTTTTAGTACCAATTTCCACAATTGCTTCCCCCCCGCAGAAGGGGCAGGGTTTGAGATCGTTCATTCCGCATCCTCCTTCGTAACCACTTCGCACAGATATTCCAGCAGGGCAATCTTGCCCCTTAAATCGTCCAGTTCGGGCTGTTTTGCGCCCTTTTTATGCTCCGCATGACCAAGGGCAACCCTTGCCTGTTTAAGCTGCTTATAGAGCCATTCAAGGGCTTTTTCACGCATTGTCAAAACCCACCCTTCGCAACGATGTCATCATAGATCTGCCTTACCTTGTCGCTGGACACGCCCAAAAACTTAGCCATGTGCCTGATGGTGAAGGTTCCAGCGTATCTCGCCACATATCCATGCTTGCCTTTGTTCTGCAACACACGCCTTTCTGTTGTTTCAGACGGGATATTAGTTGGCTGCTTTATTTGTGGGCAAGGGAAGCCGTTTGGAATCTCCCACACCATACGGCCTTTTGCGTTGCAAATCTTTTTCGCAGGGATCTTCTTTCGCTCAATCTGCTTTAGAATTGTGCCTCTGCCAATGCCCCACCTTTTTTCAGCTTCGTATACTGTCATTTGCCTTCCTCCGTTCTGGGATGCCCACAGCTTTTCTTGCCTTCCGGGCAGCGACCACGGACACACCCCGCACCAGCGTTTGCAAACAAGGCAGGTGCTTCTTCTTTGCAGATCCGCAACATTTCATCAGCTACACCCCTGATTTCCCACTGCGCCCGGTTGCAGCACCGAAGGCTGAAGAAATGCCGCAGTTCACGAATGTTCATAGTCACAACCAGCTTGGTGCAGCATGCGTTTGGCAGAACAAACCGTGCATCCTCCGCACCGTCTTTCCCCAACACATCCAACCAACCGTTATACCATCGGTCAATCATTTCCATCTGTGCTTTATACCGTTTGACCGCTTCTTCGCCCAGCGCTTCGACCCTGGACGGTATAACGTAGGGGAAGCCCCCTGTCAGTTTCACATACCGCTGACTTTGTACGCTGAAGGATGCGATTCTGTGCCGGGTGATCTGAGCCAGTAAAGCACGGCTCACACCTTCAAGCAGGAAGGAAAACTTAGCGTGTTCCAGTACGCTTTCATGTCCTCCGTCCATAGCGTGTTTAAGTGCGCCTTCCGGGTTCTTGCTGTCATAGCACAGAGCAGCAGCAAAGCCGCAAATTTCCGTGCTGGGCTTATCCAAAAGGGTTACTTTCAAGGGAATACCTCCTTACAATCCGAACTGTGCTATCATCTGATCCATCTTGTCTTGTGCGGCTTTCTGCCGTCTGCCTGTGCTGGTCACCTTGCAAGGTGTACACATTTCAACCAAACGGTCATAGATGCGTTTACGGGTAACATCCTTTGCATCTTTCAGTTCCGTCATCATCAGATTAGTAGTGATGATAAGGGGCTTTTGTGCCTTGTACCTGGTATTGACGATCTCATACGCCTGCTCATTGCTGAATTCTGTATCACGTTCCGTGCCGACATCATCCAGCACCAGAAGGGGAGCATTTGCCACCATGTACAGCACGTCGCCCCTGTTTTTGCCGAAATCCTGTGTCATGGCTGCCACCAGTTTCGGTATGGTGGTCATCGTTGCCGGAATGCCCTTGTCGATCAGTGCATTGGCAATGCAAGCTGCAAGGAATGTCTTTCCCCCGCCAACATCGCCCCACAGCATGATCCCGGCATTGTTTTCCTGTACCCACTTCCAGTTTTCAACGTAAGCACGGCAGAATTTGCTTGCCTTTTCGTCCATGCCGTCATCGGCAGCAAAGGTACAGGCCTTGTACTGCTCATCGGTCAGACCACGGTTGCGGTACTGTTGAATCAGCCTGTATTGCTCATCCTGCTTCCTGGCAGTTTCTTCGGCTTCCAGTTTTTCACGTTCGCAACGGCACATACAGGGTACTTTTTTTAGGGGTATCAGGTCATTAACCCCGAACCATGTCTGTTTCCGTTCTCCGCATTTGGCGCAGATACGCAAGCCGTCTTCTGTGAATTGGTCATCAGGCGCTGAGTTGTCCCGGCTCATCGCCGGGGCAAGTGCGCCAATAATGCCCGTCATATCCATTTGGTTTCCTCCTTACCAGGGGAGTTGATCCCCGCTGTCGTAATCTCGCTGTGGAGCCGTTGCAGGCTTCCCGGCTTTGGCATTCAGATAGCCTTCAAACTTCGTTCCAAACAGGGTTTCTGGTCTGAGGAACTTTTCCCATTCCGTACCGATCCAGTCAGCACACTTTTTGTCAATGACCGTCATGAAGTCATCAAGGGTAAAGCCTTCAGCAAGCCTTGCATGGATTGCCGTTTTGGTCTTTGGTGTGGTGGGTCTGTACTTCGTTCCGGCTTTTTCGTTCAGGTGCGAAACGATCTTTATGTATATTTCTTTATCTTCTTCTTTTTCTTTATCTTCTTCTATATCTGAAACAGCGACATCGGACGATGCGTCTGACGATTTGTCAGACGATTTTTCTGCAATCAGCGCCTTCTGTGCTGCTCTTCGCTCCTGCTGGTACAGCCTGTCCCGTTCCTTCTTTTTTTCGTAAGCATCAAGGGTTTGGTGCTTGTTCCAGTTCGGAATAGTGATTACGTTATCAACAATTTCGATCATTCCAAACTGTTCAAAGGTCTTTAACGCAAGGCGTACTGTGTTGATGTTTCGCCGGAAGATGGTTGCAAGCATTTCATCCGTATAGGGGATGCGGTTTGCCATCAGGAAAACGCCGTTGTTGTTCTGTTTTCCAGCCAGCGTAAGCAGCTTGAACCAAACTACGATGATGCTGTCTGCATCCGGCAGCGATTCAATCAGCAGTATCTTTTCATCGTCAAAGATATCTGTGACAATCTTGATCCACTTGACATCAGCCACAATAATCACCCAAACTGTACCGCTTCACATGGCAGGTTTCGCCGTAGCGGTTCTTCACCTGCTGTGTAGTGCTTTCGATTGGGAAGCCCATCTTACGCAGCTCTGAAATCCGGGATGCAAGCCGCCTGACCCCCAAATCCCGAATGGCTTCCAGTTGCGTAATGCCGCCGTGTTCGTCCATATAGTCCAGAATACGGTCATTCTGTGTCGGTTTACTGTGTTGCATCTATTCATCACCTTCCTGTTGTGTTTTCAGATCATGTCCGGCTTCCCATTCACGGTACAAATTGAACCAGTCTTCAAGTTCCATCGTTACCAGAATAGGAGCATTGTTTTTCTTGTGGAAGACGGCGGGAAGGGCGTTGCCGCCCCCCGCCGCTGCATCACGTTTGGCTTGTGCCATCCAGTCATACAGTCGCATGGTTTCTTGGTGCTTGGCTTCCACATGGATTCCCGGAAGCCCCTTCACATCAGATGCATCCCCGGTGTTCCCGCAATACTGAGCCGTGCGCCGTGCATCATCGTAGCCCTGATCACGGAAACGGGAAGCGAGCTGCCGTTCAAACCGTGCGCCTTTCTGCTTGCCGTTTACAGCCATTAGCGCCCACCCCCCAGATTGTATGTGCGGGTTGAACCGTCATCGAATTTGACGATAATCCTTGTGGGATACTTGGCTGATACGTTCATCGGCAGATGGTGTGCGCTCTGGATTTCAGCCGGAATCCTGTGCTGCTTTTCGCACATTTCACATTGGTCTTTGATAGCGTACAATGTGCCGCACGTTTCACATTTATATTGCTTAACTTCTTTCATGTTCTTCCCTCCAGTTCGTATTCAATCGCACACCCGTAAATGTGGATGTAGTCCATGCATACCCAGCCAATCGGATGTGCAAAATCTCTGTCGTGGCACACCAGCGCCCAGTTGTCAAGCGTGTCAAGCACTGCAATGTCCCAACCGTCCATGAGAAAGTGAACCACTTCCCCGTCCACGGGAGCCGTGCGAACGTTCAAGATCCCGTCTCGGTTTTCCAGAACAACGAATGCCGTCCGTGCCAACGCCGTTTCGGCCTTCGCCCCGGTTACCTGCGTAAGAACGACAATCGTCAGCAGCAGTGCAAGCAGGATAGCCAGGAGAGCCATAAAACGCTTATTGTCCATGTTGTTTCACCTCACTGCATGCCCACAGGCTTTTCGTTGCCAAAGAACATGGTAATGTCAGTTCCTTCGGGGATGAAGTACACCTTATCGCTTTCGTCAAGCATATCCCGCATAAGCTCAATCTTCTTCAACTCAAAGGCTTCCTTGCTTTCCTGATAGACCTTTGCTTCTTCTTCGGCTACCAGGTTTGCACGCCGGGCTTTTTCAAGGTCGATTTCAGTCTGTGCCTTTTCCTGTTCAAGCTGGATCTCAAGCTGTGCCTTTCGCTGTTCGGACAGCTCAATTTCAATCGCAGCCGTGGACTTTTCCTGCAACTTGGCCTGATACACAGGATCAACGCCGATATCAGATACGCCGAAGTCAATCAGAGCAACGCCGCAGGTGTCCAGTTCCGCAGCCAGCAGGGCTTCCATTTCGGTTTGCATGGTGGAACGGTTTTTCTCGCTGTCAGCAATACCCAACATTTCATCAAGGGTCATAGTAGTGGAAACCTGCTTCACCACACGGGGGATGCGGGACAGCACCAGTGCTTCAAGCTCCGTATCCTTTTTGGCTGCTGCGTTGTATTCCTTCCACATCAGCTTCACGCTGGTTTCATCGCTCTTTCGTGCGTAGGTAACGGAAACGCCAAAGGTCACAGACTGCTTGTCCGATGTCCATACATCGTCATCCTGCCAAGTCAGGCTTTTGGAAGATGTATCAATGCAGGTCAGATTGGCATACCAGCCCATGTCAGTGTAGCGCCCCGCACCAACCACTGCGGAAACAGAAACGCCATCGTCCATCTTGATGCCAACTTCATTCGAACCGACTTCCTGATTGTAGTAGCAGGAGCAAAGGGAAATGGAAACCAAAGCCAGAACCAGAGCCAGAACAATACGCTTTTTCATGTGAAATCCTCCTTATTACTTAGAAAACCATTTTGCAATCTTGTGTGCCTTGTCCCGTACTGGCAGCACCCGCAAGAGCAGGACGAAACCAATAGCGGCAAGAACCACGAAGAAAATCAAGTCATCAATGCCACTGCCAAGCGGCAGGATCAGCAGAATCATCTGCCTTGTAACCGGGTTCGCCAGCAAAAGCAACAGTACGCAAAGCACAATCATTGTTTTTGCCCAGTTAGACAGTTTGCGTTGCCCGTCCATCATCTTCCCCCTTCAACATACTCAGCACTTCCAGCAGTTCGGAAACGAACAGTTCCAATTCGTCTTTGCTGTACTCAACATAGTCATTGATCACAACAGAGCCTTTGCTTTTGTAAACTGTGTAACTGTTTTTCTTGCCGGAAAGCTCAATGGTTTCTTCAACCTTCTTCAGCAAAGACGGGGCTTTACTCACCTTTTCCGGCTTGCAGTCAACCGCCTTTGCCTTTTTCGGGTTTTTGCCAATGTACCGGCAAACCGTGGAATAACCGATATCCAGCCGTTCAGCAATTTGCTGGTTGGTCAGGCCGCTTTCCCGCATCTCAAGCAGTTCCTGAACGCTTACGGAGTTGGTCAAGGGTTCTCTCATCATCATCATTCCTCCGATCCGTTTGTGAGTGCCAACTGTGGTGTGGTTTCAAGGAAGTATGCGCTGTGCTGCAACACGTTGTTATAGCTTTCTTCGCCTTCAAAACTGTCTACAACGGCCTGTTCTTCCCTGGTCATGTCCTTATAGCGTTTCTTGCCATAGGACGGGGGAAGCCAGTTTTTGCCCCTTGCAGCGAACAGATTGAATTTGTGCAAAACATCCATGTTTGTAAAAACGATGTGGCAAGTACCCTTTTTGAAGAAGGTAACTGTGAAATACTTGCACTGGATGTTTCGTGTCCTGTTCTCCGCTGCCGCAAGCTTGATTGCTTCAATGGTGCTGGTGACACTGTTCGTGGTATGCCCGTCCAGGAAGTCAAACACTTTTTCAATGTCCGACAATTTCCTGTTGACAGCATGGCAGTCAATCTTGCCGTCCCACGAATCAATAGCGCCGTAGAAGGGGATGATTACTTTCTTGCCGACTGCAAACGCATCGTTTGTTTTCCAGCCGTCAAAGTAATGTCGGTTGCCGCTTCCTTCGTCCCAGTGGTGTACATAAGTCCAATCATCGAACAACTTCATGATGGTTGCTTCTATACCACCATTCACCTTTAGCAACATTTGCTGTGCAAGGGTGTAAATGTTGTAGTAGCTGAAGTCGTAATCCACCATTTCATCAACCATCTTGTAAAGCTGTTCTCGCAAGTTCGATGTCAGCCGTGCTACGAACTGTTCCTGTTGGAAAAGGTGCTTCCAGTATTTTTTTCGCACCCGCTGCACATACTCATTGACGCTTGCATTCTTGCCGCCCTTATGGATTTCTGCGCCTATCTTCAGTTGAAGGATCAGTTCACTTTCCTTTTCTTCTGTGATGGGCTGGGTCAGAATCTTGCTGATTGCCTGGTATTCACGAATCAACGTAAGGCCGCAGGACAATTCGTAGTTGTAACGGTCAACAAGGGCTTCGATGAAGTTGCCTTTTGCCAATGCGCTGTATGGGGTTTCGGGTTCCTCTGCCTTTCTTGCCTGTGCATCCTTTTGCATTTCGTCAAAGATGGTGCTGTGGCGTTCCGGCTCTGGAATTGTCAGCCGGACAATGGCAACATCCACATCCGTTTTCCGTTCCGCACCTGAAAAGGCGTTGCTGAGTTCCTCCACCGTTCCTTCATACTTTGCGATAGCCTGCGCAAGCTTCTGCCTGGTGTAGCTGTACGGGTTTCGCAGGGTTTCCGCATTCAGCAGGCAGATGATTTGACTTCCCGTCCGTTCTGCAATACTGATGGCCTTCAGCAGATGTTCTGCACCCTTATCAAAGGGCGGGTTCATAACGATCAGGCCGTAGTGCTTCCATGTGTCCAGCGTAAGAAAATCGTCATGCACAACCCGGAAACCGTTATCCTTCAGGATTGCCCGTAAGGTGGGGTCAATTTCAATGCAGTCAATGAATTCTTTCCCGGTTTTATCGCCCCACCTGCCGAAGAACTTTTTACGTTCTTCGGCTACGATGGCAGCGATATTTCCCTTGCCTGCGCTTGGTTCCAGTACGCTATCCAGCCTGTATAAGTCAACATCTTTCAGCATTTCGTGGATCAAGCCTTCAGGCGTTGGGTAGAAGTTCTTTTGAGCTTCGGGTGATGTGACCACTTGCAGCGTGTTCACGGCTGGTAGCCCTCCAAGACAACGTATCTGTACTTGGAGTACGCCCAAGGAAATTCGGGGTGACTATTGGTGTTGGAAGTGGGATGGTTTTTTTGGAGAACCAAAGCGCATCCATTTACTTTATCAACACGAAGAATCAGGCCAACCTTATCAAAGCTATAAGATTTTTCAGTCAGCTTGATATACTCCCCGGCCTTCGCCTGCCGCTTGACTTCCTTCACCTTCTGCTTGGTGGGCTGCTCGTGGCGAAGATTTTTACCGTCGCACCACCAACCATGTCCATCCTTAATAGCAAAGGGCAGAAGTGCGCTTTCCAGCCCGTGACCGTAAACATATTTGTCAAACTTAATGCCAATGCAGTCGTATCCCTTAATGCACATAACAGTTCCGTGTTTGCCAACGACAGCACGGTTAGCTTCTTCACCAACGCACACCACCCGATCCCCGACCTTGAAGCCGCCCTTTTCAGCAGGCATTTCGGGCTTTTCCTGCTTTGCCCACAGGCGGTCAAAGGCAACCTGTGCGCCAATGCGGAAGTTGGGCTTGTCGGCGGGATTGCGCTGGGTGGTGGAAGTCTTGATTTCCTTGCCGTTGATGATCATCTTTGCCGTGGTGGTATCGCCGTTGGATTCGATAACAATCTGATAGGTGGGCTTCATTTTCTTTTCCTCCGTTTTACAAACTTAGAAAGGAAGATCCTCGTCTTCTACTTCGGTGTAACCAGCGGGAACGTTCGCAGGGGGAACAGTTGCATTGCTGCTTGCCTTGCCGTTCAGGGGCTTGTCCTCCGGGAGCTTGTAGTTGCCCTCCCGGACAGCAGCCACGGAAAGAGCCTTGAAAGGTCGCACAGCCCAGCCGTGCTTGTCGTTGTACTCCCACTCTTCGTTACGGAACAGGATACCGATTTCCTTACCAGCAAGGCTGTTCTCGTTCCAGTCCCAACGATAGCCAAGGTTGGACTGCTCAAAGGCGCTCACAACACCCTTCAATACACGCTTGGTGATTTCGTCCTTATCGCTGCCGTCATCCTTGGGGAGCCAGACCCGCAAAACACCCTTCCACTTCTTGTTTTCCAGCGTGTTAGCAGCAAATTCCTGATTGAAAAAACCGCTGTGTTCGCCTTCGCTGATGTCAAACAGAATGGCAAGCTGGGAGCCGTAGTTGTTGTCCTGCACCTTTGCCTGCTTTACCCGGCACACATAAGCACCAAGGGGAAGGGCCTTGCGTTCGCTGAATTCCTGTACGTTCTCCCAGTTCATAGGCTTCTTAATCATGTTTCGTTTCCTCCTTAAAATTCTGCAAGTACCTTCAGCACTTCGCTGATATCGTTGTCAATGTGGGTTTCATCGAAAGCCCCCATAGGGGTTTTGGCAGTGGACTGATTGGCCTTGGTTTCGAAAACGTGCTTACCGTCAATCACCTTTGCCAGCAGAACCACCGGGAACTTGCTTTCCAGCGTGATCTTGTCCAGCTTCTTTCCGCTGGTCTTGATCCGGGTGAAGTTGAACCCGCTTTCGTCATGGTCTGTCTGCGTGTGAGCCACAAACACCACGTTCAGATCATCTCGGACGGTAAGCGCATAGTCGATGATGTCATAGATAGCGCTTGCCAAGTCCAGCCACTTGTCGTAGCCCTTTTCCTTACTTCTGCGCATCTCATCGGCAACCATGATTCCGTTGATGGTATCCACAATCACCGTCTTAATGTGGGGCATTTTGTCATTGATGCCCCGCAGCAGCGTAAGCACCTTGTGTTGGTCATCCGTGCTGTAGTAGTTCTTGTTTTCTTTGTTGTACTGCCCACGCCACCCACGCCACGACAAGCCCTTTTTGTCACAGTCGATGTAATAGGTGGTTTTGGGGTCAAGGTTGCGCATACTGGTTGTTTTGCCTGCGCCGCTTTCGCCCATCACACACAGGATCATGGGTTGTTCCTCCTTACTTGATGTTGATGTTCAAACGTTCTTCGATTCGGGCATAGGGGATATCCACGCCTGCCTTGATGGCATCCTTAACAGCCGTTGCATTGACTTTGGGGCAAGCGTAAGTCAGCAGGTCATCGTGACCATTGCCCATAGCCCACACGCAAAAGCTGTCCATGTCGATGACATCCAGCCCTTCCGACTTGCGGAAGCTGACAGCCACTTTTGCCGTGGAGAATTTTTCTCCCTGAAGGGCATTTGCAAGCCACTTGCTATAGCTTTCCGCTTTCCGTTCCGTCTGCCGCCTGCGCTCTGCCAGCGCCTTTTCTTCCTCCCGGATAGCCCTTGCATCGGCAGTCAGATTTTTAATGTAGCAGGCCACGCCTTCCAGTTTGGCAGTACGTTCCATTTGCAAAGCATCAAGGCGTTCGCTGTCAAGGATTTCGCCTGTGTCAAAGTCCACGCAATCCATGATTGCTTGCTCGATTTCATAGAGCTTCATTTCTCATCCTCCAATTCTCAGATTGCAGCAATCTTCTTTGTTGTGATTGACGCATTCGCGCCAGTATTCATAATGTTCTGTCACATCTTCGCAGACGGAAACCTCATCAAACCCGGTGATCTTCGCCAAGGCTTCAATCTTCTTTTCCAAGGGAAGATGATTGTACCCGGCATGCTTGACCGTGTAGCTGCTGTAGTCCAAGGGCAACCACGACCTGATCCAGTGATTCACCCGCAAAAACTCAATGATGATTTTCTTGCATTTGATACTGTTCAGGCGGTCAAAATCCACAAACTGTGGAACAAACGGGGACAACCTGACTGCCGTATCAATCCCCGCTGCTTCCAGCGTTTCAATTGCTCTGATCCTCCTTTCTGTTGAAACAGCGTGTTCACAGGGGAGCCATGTCGTGCTTACCTGCACATGGGCAAGATCCTTGTCAAGAATGTGCATGTATTCACAAATCAGGTCAGACTTGGTTACGATCAGATAACCGATGCCGTACTTGTTCAGCAGTTGAATCGTTTCAGCCGTGATATGTTCCTGCGCTTCAAGTGGCTGAAGGCAGTCGGTCATACCGCCCAGCCGGACGATGGTTCCCGGCTCCAGCTTGGCAATCTTGCGTTCGATTTTGTCCAGATCCGCAACGGCAGGTTCCTGCGGATTCCACAGCCCCCGGAAGCTCAGAAGGCTTTTGGCGTAGCAGTATGCGCAGTCGTGCTGGCATCCGCAGCCGTATGTATCAAGCCGGGTGTTGTACCTGCATTTGTTGCCCTCGTTACCGCCAACCGTTTTGAAGAAGCTCTTGTATTCCTTCATGTTTGACCCCTTTTCTTCTATTGAA